AGTCTTGACAAAGATTTTGGACCTAAATGGGAGTTGCAAGCATTTTTAGGTCAAGAACTGCAATGGGCTGATCCTGCTTACGACGAAGACGAGCTGCAAACCTTGAAAAATGTTGCTACTGAAGCTGGGTTTACTTACACAGTTGAAGAGGTAACGTAAACCTCGTCGGGGAGCCTGATGCCTGTATTCCCCATGCAGGCTGAAAGCCATACAACACCTGCTGAGCTGCGCGGGGAAAGCAAGGCACGTAGTAGTCGTGATCCATACCCCGACAACAACTTTCACACCAATGGACAGTCACTACACCAAGCAGCAACATTTGAATAACCTCAAAGCCTTTGAAGACTATGAGCGACGCCTCAGAGCCTTATATGCCAAATCCAAGGATCCGCGCCCTAGGCAACGGCTCTGTCCAGATCTCGATCGGTGATATATCTGCAACAGTAAAATCTCACCTCCTCATAAAACCTAAACTCAGACAATTACGGTTATTCTGGAAACTGAATCCAGATAATTGGCCCAAATGATTGCTGCAGAGAAAGTCGTCCAGCGTAATCCAGATACACTCATCCCTTACGAAAATAATCCTAGGCAACACTCGGAAGCACAGATCGATCGACTTGTACGCTCAATCAAAGAATTTGGCTTCACTAATCCTGTTTTGATCGACGACGATCTGAATGTCATCGCTGGTCACGGGCGTCTTATGGCTGCAGGTGTTATGGGGCTTAAAACAGTTCCGACCATCACGCTTGGTCATCTCAACGACGAGCAGCGCCGCGCTTACGTTATTGCTGATAATCAGCTTGCTCTCAACAGCACCTGGGATGACGACATCCTGCAGAAAGAGCTTGAAGCACTTGGTGATCTTGGTTTTGACCTGACTCTTCTCGGTTGGGGTGATGACATCCCGTCTTTCGCAGAAGAACCTGACTATTCCGCTCTAGATGACCTAGACGATCCGACGAACGATCTTGCTGATGGCGTCATGAAGGCAATTCAAATTGAGTTTCGTCCTGAGGATTATGAAGAGGCCAAGGCACTTGTCGATGCTGCTCGTAAACGCGGTGACTACGTCGGTATGAAACTGATCGAGGCTCTCGCAGCATGAAGCTCCTTCAAGGAACGATCAGCGGCATTCGCTTCTATCACCGACCAGGCTTCAGCGATCTCAAAACTTTCGAGGAAGTCATTGGTCGTAAGACTTACCTCAAGCGCGGCCTAAAGATCGGCGCAGGTGAAAGATGGATGGACTGTGGCGGCAATGTCGGCGCTTTCGCGTTGCTCGCATGCAAGCTCGGTGCAGACGTGACTGTCTACGAGCCTGATCCGTACAACGTCGACATGATCAAGCGCAATCTGCGCCTTAACCGATTCAAGGCAATCGTTAAGCAAGCTGCGCTCGTTCACGACGACCGCAAGAGCGTCACTCTCTACATCGGCAACAACAGTCAAGTGTGGCGTAACTCGATCGTTCGCAAGTGGAACGACAAAGGACTCAAAGTCCCTTGCCTGAACTTCGACGAAGAGGCTAAGGGCTTCGACGCTTGCAAAATGGACATCGAAGGCGCCGAGATGCCCATCCTCGAAAACACGTCCGCAAATTTCAAAAAACTGGTCTACGAATGGTCGTTTGATATCGACCCATCCCTAACTCGTCTGTGGTCTGTCATCGACAAGCAGAAACGTGACTATCGCATCGAGGCTGCTTGGAACAGCATCTGCTACAACGACCATCGTGAAACGGTTTGGCAGCAGAGCTGGTTCCCTGCTTGCACCAATGTTTTCTGCTTCAGCAAATGACACTGCCGATCGTCACGCTTACGCCGAACGACAGCGGTCTCAAGATCGGCGATGCTGTTCCGCTCATCGAGCCGAACGTGCATGACAGCTGCATCCTTGCTGATCGCGATGGCACGCAAGTCGGCCTCTTCCTTACCGAGCTGCCTAAAGATTTGCTGAACCTCGTGAACATCGCAGACACAGAGCTGCGCACTAAGCGCGTGCCTAAGTCGGACATGCGCCGCTCTTCTGGCCTTCATGATCAGTCAGCAGAGGTCAAGCAATACAGCGCAATCCTTGGCTCTTGTCCGCCTAAACCGCACATGCGTCGGCCTTATCCGTCGCGATCATCGGTTCATGGCGTAACTAGCGCTAAGACGTTCTGTCGTGCAATGAGCGCTGCTGGCCTCAAAGCCTTCGAGGTATTACGCGCAAATGCACCGCAAGTAGTCAAAGGCCATCTCAAAGCCATTAAAACTCGCGTGCCAGAAAAGTGGTCTTTCAGTAATCACTTCACCTCGACCATCAGCAACTGCAACATCGCAGCAGCCGTTCATCAGGATCACGCCAACGTCAAAGGAGCTGTCAACATCATCATCACTAAACGCCGCAACAGCACTGGCGGTAACTTGCACGTCCCTGAGTTTGGAGCAACCTTCGATCAGGTCGACGGTTCGATGCTTGTCTATCCCGCATACCGCAATCGACATGGCGTCACACCAATTATCCCGACGCATCAAGGTGGTTATCGCAATAGCCACGTTTGGTATGCCTTGGATTCTTTCGCTTCCCTAGGATGAGGTCATGGCTAACAAGCGTTGTACGCAAGTAGAGAAAAAGTTCCGTATCGCCAGAATCACTCGCATGATGGCGAACGGCGCTACGCGTCAAGACTTAGTTCAATATGGCGCTCAGGAATGGGGGCTAGGTAAGCGCAGAGTCGACGAGATGATCGCTGAGGCGCGTAAAGAGCTTGAAGAGGATTACAACCTTGATCGTCAAGCATTTACCGCTTTACTGCTGTCACAGCTGTCTGTGATTCAAAAGAAAGCTATGGAGCAGTCAAACCTGCAAGCCGCTCTCGGCTGTATCAACACTGCTGCAAAGCTGGCCAAGATCTACGACTGATGGGAATCCTGTCTGCGATTCCGTCAGGCAATATTTTGCATCGCATCGGCGAAGGCAATGATCAAATCGACTTGCAACAAGTTTTAAGCCGTGTGCAAAAAGACCTGCATCCTGGCCAGCTGGATTTTGTGTCTGATGAAACTACAGAAATAATTGGCCTGTCGGCTGGTTATGGAGCGGGCAAGACGCGAGCGTTAGCTGCAAAAGCCTTGCATTTAGCAGCCGCAAACCAAGGTTTTATCGGTTGTGTAATGGAGCCGACAGGGCCGTTGATAAGAGACATCTGGCAACATGATTTCGAGCAGTTTTTAGAGCAATACGAGATTCCGTACACATTCCGTGCCTCTCCGCTGCCTGAATATGTCTTGCACTTACCTAATGGAGATACAAAAATTTTGTGTCGCAGTTTTGAAAATTGGTCACGAATTATCGGCTTAAATTTGTCATTTGTTCTTGCAGATGAAATTGATACAGTCAGTCCAAGTGTTTGTTCACGCGCTTTTCCAAAAATTTTGGGTCGTTTGCGTTCTGGCAACGTCAGACAGTTTGCAGCAGCGTCTACGCCTGAGGGCTTTCGATGGATGTGGCAAACGTTTGGCTCAGATGATGCATCAAAGCACTCTGACCGCAGATTGATTAGAATGAGAACGGCAGACAATCCCCATCTGCCTCAAGACTTTATCGAAAGGCTGCAAGCCAACTACGATCCAAGCCTGTTGCAGGCTTACCTAGAAGGCCAATTTTGCAACCTTACAACTGGTCAGGTTTATGACCGTTTTGACAGAGCAAAGCACGTAACAACCGATATTCCAGATGTCAGCGACGAACCTTTAAGAATCGGCGTTGACTTCAATATCGGGAATATGTCAGCTGTTATCGGTGTTCGTCTTGGGAACAAACTTCTCCTGATCGATGAGATCAGTGGCGCACATGACACCGACGCCATGGCACAAGAAATACGAAGACGATTTCCCGACCAAACGATATATATGTACCCTGACGCATCAGGCGGAAACAGAAGCACGAATGCCAGCAGGACTGACATTCAGATCTTGGAAACGTACGGGTTCAGCAATCAATCACCGAAAGCAAACCCTCCCATACGTGATCGGGTGGCTTCTGTGCAGGCTCTGCTGGAAAACGGAAAAGGGGAGGTAAGGCTGCAGGTTGCTGCCAACTGCAAGCGCACTATTGAATGCCTTGAGCTCCAAAGTTACACGGAAGGTGGTGATCCTGATAAAGATGCTGGCTACGACCACATGAACGATGCGCTTGGTTACCTGATCTATAGAGATTTCTCGATGCTAAATGCGCGTGCTGGTAGAGGCACTGGCATTAGGCTTTACTAAACTGCAAGCACTAGGCGGGTCTGGCTGTGTATTCGGGTTTTTCTGGGCGGCAACGTATTGGCAACGTTACTCAGGTCAATGACCCGAATACGTCATGGATAAATCAAGAACCTCACTGGGGTTTGATTGAAACGCTGCTTGGCGGAACGTACAAGATCAGAAAAGGCCACCGCAAGTTTTTGCCGCAAGAACCAAGAGAACTCGACGAGGCTTACGACAACAGGTTGCAACGGTCAGTGCTTGCACCGTATTACGTCAGATTAGAGCGGATGTTGGCGGGGATGCTGACGCGTAAGCCTGTGCGCCTTGACGATGTATCAGACGTAATCCGCGAGCAGCTTTTTGACGTTGACTTGCAAGGCAACGACTTACAGACGTGGTTATTTCAAACCAGCAGGATTTGCATCAGGTATGGACACGTTGGTGTTCTTGTAGATGCTCCTGCTGCTGGTGAGAATGGTAGACCTTACTATGTAAGTTATACGCCAAGAGATATTTTGGGTTGGCGAACAGAGTTGAAAGATGGCAAGCAACAATTTACTCAACTCAGGCTGCAGGAAAAGATTGTTGTGCCTGATGGTTTATATGGTGAAAAACAAGTTGAGCAGGTCAGAGTTTTAACCCCTGGTGCTTTTGAGATTCACCAAAAAGATCAGCAAGGTGACTTTAAAGTTGTTGATGAAGGCCGCACAAGCCTGAGTGAGATTCCTTTTAGTGTTGCCTACTCAAACCG